GACTGATCCGTAGAACGCTCAAGGCCCTCGATCGGGTCTTAAAGGCGCTCGATGTTCTACGTGGAAACCTCGGCGGGCAGGGGAAAGGGGCGCGAGGGAAGCCTTCCGCGCAACTCAAGCAGTAGTTATCCTGCAAAAGCTCTCACGGAGAGAACAGATGTCGCCACCGACCACGGGCCGGGGGAAGAAAACCTCGCAAGCCGTAATCATTCAACGCGTTAGCCTCATCTATCGCCTGCTCATCGACGGCAAGCAGCGCGCTGAAATCGTGCGAGCGGTGGCACTCGCAGCCACCCGTGAAGCCAACGAACGAAGGCTCGCAGGAAACGGCGGCGGAAACGTGCCGCCTCCCTTCGTGTGGGGCGACGAGGGATCGATCCCTGACCGCACCATCGACTCCTACATTCAGAAGGCGAAGAAACGCATCAAGGAAGAGGGATCAAACCTCCGCACCTTGGGCGACTTCATCCTCGGCAAGAACTTCACGCGACAGGACGCGATCTACGAGGCGGCGTTCAGCGCGAAGAACTATGACACCTGCCGGAAGATCATCCGCGATCAGCTTCAGCTTTGCGGCCTGATGGGCGCGCTGAAGATCGAGCTCGGCGGAATCGGTGGAGGCCCGGTCAAGGTGCAGGAGGTTCCGAACGACGCGACGATCGACGACATCGCTCGCGAGCAGATCGAATTGCTGAACGTGGCGCGCAACCGACGCGGGCTCGCGCCACTGCCGTCATCGATGGAGATGATCACCCTCAAGAAAAACGGAGCGAACTGAAATGCGCGATCCAAACGATCTGAGCAGCGATCAACAGAAAGAGCCGACGAGCATGGCCGAGTACGCCATCCGCTTCGGCGAGAATCAGAAGCTGTCGGGCTATGGGATCGGGAACGTCTACCAGCACATGCCCTGTCCCTTCTGCGCTGCGCCGGGGTTCCTCACCTTCGAGATCCTCGAGGTCGAGAAGCAGATGGCTGCTGGCGCAACGTGCAAGGAATGCAAGCGGGGCGCGAAGGCGCTCTTCACGCGCGAGAACGGCGGCGTCAGCTTCGAGATCGTTCAGACCGATGGACCCGATCAGCCTGGCTGGCTCGTACCGAAGATGCGTCGAGTCTCATAGATTCATTGCAGCGCGCACTCGCAGCGCGCATTAAACAATCACTCTCACGGAGAGGCGAAGATGGCACGCACTACGAAGACGCTCTCAACAGGCGACACCGCCGAACTTGCTCAGTTCGCGCACGGCGAAGATGTCGGTCACGGCGTAGATCACGACTGCCCTGCATGCAGGGTGAATCGTCAAGCGCTGAAAGCAGCAGGGCTCAAGGCGAGCGACGTCAAGGGACTCGAAGGCGGCAAGCCGCCAGCGGGTGACGGTTCAGGACAGCCGCCTCAAGCAGCGACAGCATTCATCCCACCAATCGGCACAGCGCCCGAAGATCATTCGATCGTCGTCGATCGCGGTACGTCGACCGATCCCAATGATCGCCCGATCGAGACGCATGAGAATCCGCTGGATCATGCTGAGCACGAATCGGAAGAGCGCGCACTCGCGCCGTTCGAGGAGCTTGACATACTGGTTGCTGGCACGCCCGAGTACGACAAGAAGATCGAGCGCATGCAGCGGCGTCATGATCTTCACCGCAAGCTGCACGACGAGCTTCACGCAGCGCTTGAGAAGCGAGAGATCGAGACCTTCGAGATCGAGACCGACACCGACATCATCGACGCGATCCTCTCGCTGCCCGACTCACGCTGCATGCTGATGAAGGGATTCATCCCTGACGATCAGCGCTGGTCGTGCGAGCTTCAGGCGGGGCCGAACCGGGCGCACATCAAGCAGGATCGGCGCTACATCGCGATCTCGCTCGCCGCGCTCATGATCCTCGATCCCAAGGCAGGGGCAGCGATCAACAGCGCGTTCGAGCAGCTACGATCAGAGGAGCAGCCGCCGAGCCCGATCGCTACGGCCGGCATGTGGTCGGGGTTGGGGATGCAGCCATGATGCACACTCTCGCCGAGTACTGGGGCGTGATCATGATCGCCCTGATCATCATCGCAGCGTTTGTCGTTCAACTAATTCGCGATCACCAGTTCCGGAAGGGAGCGATGACGCGGCAGGGAGCGCCGAAGATAGTTGCGATCGAGCGCGATCGCCCTGAGATCGTTCCACCCGGGCTCGACCGAGACATCCGCCGATCACTCGGGCAGAAGATCGCACCGCAGAAGGGCGATCGAAGGTGGTCGCGCTACTTCGACGGGTATGTCGAGCTTGTCGACTTCGAGAGCGATGCCCGCTTTCATTTTAAGCCGATCGACAGCAGGCGCTTCCCCGAGACGAACGGGCAGGTGCTGCGCAATCAGTCCACATGGAGCGCTCTGGCGCTCAGAAAACCCGACGACTGGAGACCCAATGACTAGCTATCTGCTGCTGATGATTCTGATCCAGATGCCCGATTCGTTCCTCGTTCAATCTCTGATCGCGATCATCATCCCGATCGCGACCGGGTACGTCACGCGATTCCTCGCGAACGTGATGAAGCGCGTCGATGCGTTCGCAGCGTCGAGCGCCGAGGCGAAGCAACTCACGACCTTCGTCATCGCATTCGTGCTCAGCATGATCACGAACCTCTTCGGGACTGCCGACATCGGCGTGATCCTGAACACGCTACTGGGTGGCGCTCTCGCGCAGCTTTTCTATAACGGCAAGAAACAGTCGGAGACTTCAACATGAGGGATGCGAGCAAGATCATTGAGTTGGCGAAGCAGACGCTGTCGCTGCTCAGCACGCAGGGTGACGAGGCGACGGTCAGCGCCGCGCGGCAGAAGGCGACTGACAATCAGATCGAGATCATCGCGATCGGCTCGCGCATGGACGCGCGGACCGGGACGATCGATCCGTCGCGCAGGCGCAGAGCGAAGCCGAAAGCAGGCGGCGGCGAGTAGGCGCTGGTGACGACCGCTGAGATCATGGAGCTTGTCGCGGAGTATGGGCGCGAGAAGTATCGCGCTGGCAAGGCCGCGATCAGGAAGGAGGCTGCCAGGTCTCAGCGGGCGGCACGCCGCAACATCGACAAGGGGAAGGCGCACGCTGATCGAGCGATCGCACTGAAGGCGCAGATCGAGAAGGCGATCAGCGAGGGACCGTATCTGTGAAGCTGACGCGCGAATACTTCGGAATGATGTGGCAGGGATCGAGCGTCGATGAAGAGGGCGAGGTGCGCGGGACCTATCTGCCAATTCCGGTCGGCGTGAATCGCCTTTGGGATACAAGAGCGGCGATGACGTTCCTGAGCCCTGCGCCCAACACCATCGATCTCACCGGGTTGCGATCGCAGGTCGCACTCGCTGAGAAGATCGGCGCGAAGGTGCTCTACACGTTCGGGTTTACTGCCGATCCGAACTTCCCGCGCCCTGAGTTCGCGCTGCTGCCTGGCTCGCGCAACAGGCCCACCCTCGCATACCTCGCAGCGGTCGCGAACGCGGTGCTCGACTACTCGCTCGAAGGCGGCAGCCGCCGCATTCACATCTACGAGCTTGGCAACGAGCATGCGCTGAAGGACGAATACTGGGATGGATCGGTCGAGCAATCCTACTATCAGGCAGCATGGCTGAACGCGGGAATCAAGGCGCGTGATCCGGGTGGCCTCACACTCTGCCCCTCGCTCAACGATCTCACTGAGCCATCGGGCTTAGCTTACGCTGAGGAATACTGCGCGCTCATGCGAGAGCGGGGTGCAGCCTGCGACGCGATCGCGTTTCACATGTACGCAGCGACCATCGAGCAGGTTCATGCGCAGCTTGCAAACCTCGATCGAGCGACCGCGGGATTGCCGCTCGATCTCTACTGCACGGAGTTCAACGGGACATGGGAGGCTGCCGACATTCTCGCAGCGCGGGGCGTCAAGCTCTGGACGCTGAACGGGCAGCAGCCGCCAGCACCCTATTCAGACGGGGCGAAGCATGCTGATTGGCTTGCGCTCGTCAATCGGCTGACCACGATCGGGCCGAAGACTCCGTCAGCGACGCAGCCATCATCACGTGGCGGCTGCCTCGCGCGTCTTGGATTATGAGACTGAGCAGCGACAAAAGTTCGCCGCACTACCGCGACGACTTCATGTTCTGGTACGTCGCGGTCGATGGGGTGAAGCTGAATGGCTGCGTTGTCGAAGCTGACAGCGATGAAGGGTGGGCTGATGTCTTGCAGACGACCGATCACGGCAGACTCGTTCGTGATCCCGAGGGCAATGACTGGCTCGCGCCGCCGATGCGGCTGCATGGGAAGGTTGAGTTCACGTTCAATTCGGAGGAGCAGCATGAGCGATCACAAAGAGCAATACGACGCGGGGCGGCTCAGTACGAGTAGCGGCAGCGCTCCAAAGCATTTCGGATCTCCCGCGCCTGATCTCTCCGTCAAAGCGAACGGGCAGCATCCTGACTACTGGGTGCTGAGTGAGGCCGAGCGCGCGAAGGGATTCGTCAGGCCGGTTCGCGGATCATACAAGCACGTGGGGATCGCAGGGCCGCGGTATGATGTCGTGCGCCTCACGCCAGCCGAGCAAAGCGAGTTCGGTGACGAGAAGTTCGTCGCGTTCGAGCGCTATCCCGAGAGCGAATCACCAGCGACGGGGCGTTACTGGACGCAAGCTCAACTCGATTCAGTCGGCAAAGGTTGCGGCACGGTCACGCGCATGTCGCGCCCGATCGCTGAGACCTATGCGCGCGAGCCCGGGTTCTACGGCTCAACGATGTGCGTGAACTGTCACAAGCATCTACCCGTGGGAGCGAGCGGCGAGTTCGTATGGGTCGACGAGAGCGGAGCGACGACGACTGAGCGCGTCGGCACCTGATTGCACGCAGTCGAGGAGCTTGAAGCTGCCGATCGCTCCGGCGTCAGTGATCTCCGCAACGAAATCTCGCTCTCGATCGCGCTGCTCACGCCTGAAGAGCGCGCGCGATACGATCTCCTCGTCGCAAGAGCGCGCGAGCTTCGCGGCGTCAGGCCGAAATCGTTTCGCGAGTTCGTCGATTTCGTAACTGGCGGGCACTATCAGTGGTACGTCTACGCGGTCGTGCTCGCTGGTGTTCTTCAGAAGATGGCGGACAAGGTACCGGGATTCCTCCGCGTGCTGGTGTTCGCCCCTCCGCGTCACGGCAAGAGCGAAGCTGTCTCGCGACTCTTCCCTGCCTACTATCTCTACCGCTGGCCTGACGAGTTCTTCGGGCTCGTCAGCTACGGCGCTCAACTCGCGAACACGCTCGCGCGCACCGCTCGATCGTACTATCAGGAAGGCGCGGGCGTCATCACGAAGGGCACGATCAATCAGTGGGAGACGAGCGGTCGTGGCGGCATGTGGTCTGCCGGCATCGGCGGGCCGATCACGGGAAAGGGATTGAACATCGGCGCGATCGATGATCCCGTGAAGAACGCTGAGGAGGCGGCGTCGATCAGGAAGCGGACTCGAGACCGCGAGTGGTATCAGTCGACCTACTACTCACGCGCCGAGCCCGACGCTGCGATGCTCGTCATGTGCACTCGATGGGACATGGAGGACCTGCCCGGGTGGATTCTCGAACAGGAGTGGGAGAATCAGGACGACCCCGACGCGCTGGAGCGCTGGCACATCGTCAACTTCGAGGCGATCAGAGAGTCGCCTGAAGAGATCGAGGCGCGGGAAGCGATCGATGGTCGCGCTCAGTTCCCGCCGTCGTGCACCGTCGAACCCGATTGGCGGCAGCCAGGTGAAGCGCTCGCGCCCGAGCGCTATCCGATCGAAGCGCTGCTCCGCATCCGCAAACGCATCGGCGAGTATTTCTTCGGCGCGCTGTATCAGCAGCACCCTCGCATCAGGCAGGGCGGTCGCTTCACTCTCGACATGCTGCCGATCGTCGATGACTTCCCGCGTCAGGGAATCAGGATGGTGCGCTGGTGGGATAAGGCAGCGACTGAAGGCGGCGGCGACTACACCGCGGGCGTGCTGATGGCTCGCGATCTGAACGGGATTTACTATGTCGTTGATGTCGTGCATGGGCAGTGGGGCGAACTGAAGCGGGATCTGATCATCAAAGCGACGACGCAAGTCGACGTCATGAACTACGGCTCGCTGCTTCACATCTGGAGCGAGCAGGAACCCGGGAGCGCGGGCGTCGATCAGGCGAACGCCTTTCGCAGACTGCTCGATGGGTATACTGTTTACACAGAGAGGACGACGGGCGACAAGGAGTCGTACATCGGGCCGCTCGCTTCCACGGCGCAAGCGGGCAATCTCAGACTGGTACGCGGACCATGGAACGCAGTCGCGAGGCGAGAGTTCTTGGATTATCCCGGCAAGCTCGACGACATTATTGAATCAGCAGCGCGCGCAGCTTCCAAGCTCTCACCGCGCGCGCGTTCGAGTACGCTGCCCGAGTCGGTCAGCCAACTTTCCTACAACTGATGCCGCTCCCATTCGATACGTGGACGCTCGAACAGGCGAAGAAGGCCGCTGCGATCGGCGACAACATCAAGCCCCTCGTCACGCAGGCGATGAAGTTCTACGACGGAGATCACTGGCAGGGCGGCGAGGGGTGGATCGGTCCCGCGCCCGTGCAGGGAGAGGAGGGACAAGCTGAAACGCTGACGCTGATCGAGCGCGCTTTCGTCTCGCGCAACGTGATCAAGGAGATTGTCGATCGCCACACGCGCGGCGTCGTCGGTCATGAGCCGGCATGGCGCTTCACTCCGCGCCGACCGATGGAAGATGATGAGGACCCCACCCAGGCCGAGCAGACTGACATCGATGCGATCGAGGCGTCGCTGACTGAGTGGTGGGATGCGCGGAAGATTCCCGATACGCTGAGCGCGGCGGTCACCGCTCTCTTGCAAGCGCAGCGCTCGCACCTCCGGCTATTCGTGCCGAAGGGATTGCTCGTCGAGCAGACACGCGAAGTGGCAGCGCAGGACGGCACGACGACGACCGTGAAGTCGAGCGGCGTTACCGTCAACTCGAAGGATGGAATCGGCGGCGGGCTCGCATGGCTCTTCCTCGATCACCCGATCCCGACAGCAGCCGCGGTTTACACCGATCCCGAGACGCAGCAGTCGGTCGGCATCGTCGTCTACAAGCCGAACGAGGGCGCAGTCGACAAGCAGGAGGGACCTGAGACCGCCGAGCTCACCTATCTGAACGAGTCAGGGCAGACCGTAATCAGAACGGTGACGTCAGACACCGCACAGGGGAAGTCGTTTACCTTCGATCTCGGCGGGCGCATCACGATCTTCGAGATGGATCGGGAACCGCTGATCACGAAGCAACTGACGCAGGGGCAGAAGGCGCTCAACCTCGCGCTCTCGATGCTGCCGCGAAATGTCGTGACCGGGGGATTCATCGAGCGCGTGCTGCTCAACGCGCAGATGCCGGGATACTGGGTCGATGAGAACGGAGTACGGACGACTGACATCAACGCTCGCAAGAAATTCGTGACGCTGCCTTACAAGGCGGGCGCGGGCACAACGAACTTCGTTCGCGGCTTCGATTACAAAGACGTCAAGACGGGCGAGCAGAAGCTGACCGACCCACAGATTCAGTGGCGCGAGCCGGCACCTGTCACCGCTCCGGTCGAGGCGAAGCGCTCGCACTATCAGGACATGCTTGAAGAGGCCGATCAGACGCATGTGCTGCTCGCAGCGGAAGCGACGCCGAGCGGTCGATCGAGAGAGGAAGCGCGCGCTGACTACGTCTCATCGCTCAGCGACACGCGAAAGACGATCGAGGAGTGCGGTCGATGGCTGCTCGAAACTGCACTCGCGCTCGCCGAGATGTTCAACGGCAAGCCGAACGTATTGGGGGCTCAGTATCGCTGCGACTTCTCCTGCAAGCTGAACGCGGGCCCGATCTCAGAGACTGAGCGCGCTGCGAACGAGACGAGCGTCGAGAAGCGCACGATGACGCGCGAGACCGCGATGGAACGCAGCGGCATCCTCGACGTCGATGCGGAGATCGCGAAGATCAACGAGGAGCCAGGCGCGCAACTCGCTTTCCTGAAGTCGCAGCTTGAGGTGATGAAGATCGCGACCGACACCGGCATGTCGCTCGCTGGCGCTGCGAAGCTCGTTGGCATGGAGGCCGATCAGGTCAAGATCATCGAGGAAGATGAGGGTGCGACCGATCCCAACGCGCCCGAGAACGGTGCTGTGCCGGCCGCTGAAGCAGACCCCAACGCTCCACCGGCACCGAAGCCTGCGCTTGCAGCGTGAGCGACAAGCGGCGCATCTCGAGGCGGCTGACTGAAGCGCAGATAGTCGAGCAGTCGAAGATCACGCCCGACGACATCACCCGGGCGCGCGCATGGTGGAAATCACACGCACCTCCGGCGCTCGCTGGCCTCTTCGACGCAGAGATCAAGACCGAGGACGAGGTGATCCTGCCGGATGCCGACTAAGCCGCGCTACACTTGGGATCCGATCGCAGCGCGCTACCGCGGTCGCGATGGTCGCTTCATTCCCGACACTCAGATCAGAGCGGCGATCGATCGAGCGATCCGTCAGTCGAATCGCGAGGTGAGAGAGATCGCCGAGCAGCTACGCCGGGGCACGATCACGCTCGATGAGTGGGCGATGACGATGCGCGAGCAGATCAAGGCGCAACAGCTTGCAGCCGCGACGGTCGCGCGCGGGGGCGCGAAGCAGATGTCGCAAAGCGACTACGGGAGAGTCGGCGGCAACGTCGCGAACCAGTTCCGGTTCCTAAATAGCTTCGAGAAGCAGATCGCCGCAGGTCTCCCGCTCGATGGTCGCTTCAAGGCGCGCGTCGAGCTTTACAGCGAAGCGGCTCGCACGACCTTCGAGGCGACGAAGCGCGATGTCGTCAGCGAGTCGGGCGCAGAGGAGGAACGCAGCATTCTCGGCATCGCCGATCACTGCGAAGAGTGCGCAATGCTCGCAGCGATGGGATGGCAGCCGATCGGTTCATCGCCGCCACCCGGTCAGCGTCAGTGCGGCAACAAATGCAAGTGTCGCATGCAGTTCCGATAGGGCGGGGCTTGCGCGAGTCGCCCGAGCGCACCTATCCTTTTGTTTAACACCCAACTCTCACGGAGAGGATCGCAGCATGCTATCTCAAGCTCGCACGTTCAGAATGATCAACCCGCTGCTCGCATCACTCGCAGCGATCGCGTCGAAGTACGGCTCACGGATGGAGGATGATCCTGATGACGATCCCGACGATGATCCAGATGAGGGGGGCGCGTCGGCAGCGGAGCTTGAAGCGCAAGCTGCACGATTGCTCGCGAAGCAGGGCGGTAGTGCGACCGCACTCGCGGTGCATCTGCTGACCGACAATCGGAAGGTGAGAACGAAAGCGCGCAAGGAAAAGGAACGCGCTGATCGAGCGGAGGCGAAGATACCAAAGGACGGCCAGGTCGTCGTATCCAAGGATGATGCTGACGCGCTGGTGATCTACAAGACCTTCGGCAAGCCTGACGAGGTGAAGGTGAAGGTCGAGAAGGGAACGACGCTGGAGCAGGCGAACACTGAGCGCGATCGGCAGGCTGCGATTGCATCAGGCGCGGCTCTTGCGCAGATTCCCAACGGTGCGCTGCTCGCGAAGCTCGCAGGGCCGACTCGCGAGAACTTCATTGTCGAACTTCGAGATGAAGTGAAGGACAGCAAAACGGTCAAGGTACCGTACGCTCGCAAGAACGAAGACAAGGCGGCGTTCATGCCGCTCGCTGACTTCGCGAAGAAGGAACTCGCTGAGTACATGCCGGCTCTCCTCGCCAAGGGCGAAGGCGGCGGCTCGAGTTCCGAGAGCACGCAGACGCACACCACGTTCCCCGAACAATCGTCGACGAGCACGGCTCCGGCAGGTTCCTCGGGCTTAGTGGACAAGTTCATCAAGCAGAGGAATGATGTCGCCGCGGCGCGACCGAACCCTCTCGCTCCACCAGCACCCGCGAAAACAACGGCTTAGCAAGGAGCTTACTTTGAAGAGGCCTCTCAGGTTTCATGATCGCGCGATCGCAGCGCTCGCCTCATTGGCGGCGAGTCTCGGCGCGACCATGGGACGCACAAATTACCAACCGGGTCGATCGGGCTTCATCGCCGATCCCAACTCGATCGATCGGCTCAACGGCCGGCAGATCGATTGGACACTCGTCGGCGAGGACAGACGCCGCACGCCCGGTCAGATCGTCGTCGTCGGCCCTGCGGGAGCAGCGGGAGCGGCAGTATCGGTTCCGGTTCTCGCTCTCGTTCGCGCCTTGCCGAGCGGCACAGTGCTCGATTTCGGCGGCGGAAAGTTTGCAACAACGACCGCAGCGGCAGCGGCCGGCGCAGTAACGATCGCGGTGCGCGCGCTGCCAACGGCGCTTGTCTCGCTCGATCAGGCGATCGTTGCTGGATCAGGAGCGAAGTTCCTGCCCGCGGGAACGGTAGTCGGCACTCTGCTCGGCAGCGGAAAAGCGTCGCCGAGAATCGTCACCACGAACCCCGCGATCGGTCTCCTCGAAACGAATGCGACCGATGATCCGCAGGCACCGGATGCGCTGTCGGGGTACGGCATCATCGTAGGTGGAGTGATCTTCGAGAACCTTCTGCCCGAAGCAACGGGCGGTCCTCCGAAGGTGCTCGCGACCGCCGTGAAAACGGAACTGGTCGCTGCTGGCATGGGTTGGGTTTGGCAGGCGTACTCTGACTCCCGGGTATAATCATGAACTTCAATTTCGCACTAGCGCTCACCGCGCTCGGCCTGGGAGCCGCATTCCGCATCGCGAACGAGGCGAGAACAGCCGCCGACTATCTCTTCGCGTCTCTGCTCCCGGAAGTGAACAAGCCCACGTACAACATCAACTCCGGACAGATGATCGTCCGCGCAACGATGGCAGGACTCGTCGGTATGGATTCGCCCTACCCGCCCGGTGGGATCGTCGAGCTCTCGACGTTTCTGGAAAGAACGGCGAAGGTCGCGAATCGCGTCGAACTCACAGAGCAAGCGCTGCGTGAGATTCAGGCGATGCTTCAGACCGTCCAGAATCGCGGCGGGAGCACGACCGATGCAGCGGCACAGGAGGCGTTGAACTTCCTGAACAAGATCATCATCCAGCCGCACCTCGATACGTTTGAATGGCTGCGCGGGCAGGCTCTGCTCGGCGCGATCTCATGGACCTTCAACGGAATCGTGCTGTCGGTGAACTACGGTATCCCCGCTGCGAACACGCTCCCGAATCGCGCTGGAACTGCCGGCTACGGTGGATCGGCGTCAGTCTTTTGGGCTGATCTCCGGACGCTGCGTCGCCAGTTGAAGGGCAACGTTCGAGCTTTCATCGCGCACCCCGATACGATCGACATGATCCGGTACAACCCGGTGAATGCGCTCGCGACGACCGCGATGAACGGCGATGGCGGCAGCGGCACGGTATTCACGTTCCGGCGCTTGAATGCGCAGGGGCAGTTCACCGCTGACATCTCCGACGTCGTGCAGATGATCAGCTACGGGAAGGAGGCGGAGGTTTTCGATGTCGCCAACCCGGGCTCGACGCTCAAGATCCCGTTCATGGCGCGAGGCAAGATTCTCGGCGTCGGGAACAATGAGCGGAACGGATTCGAGATCGGTCAGGGCAGCACATCCGACCCTGCACTCGGTCAGTCGGTCGGCTACACTCACCTCGCACCTACCGTCGAAGGCGGCGGTCAGATGGGAAGGTGGGCGCAGCTTTACACGCCCGAGCAGCAGCCGTGGCAGCTTGCAGGTCGCGGTGTTACGAACGGACTGCCGGTCGTCGAGGCACCCGACAAGTTGGTGAGCGCAAGCACCGACATGGTCTAATCGCGAGCGGCAGTGGGCAAGCTGTGAAGCCGTTTTGCTTGGCTGAGCGACCCCGCTGCATGCTCTTGATCTCACTTCTGGCAGGAGCAGCAAATGGGAAAGTCGAAGACAGCTCGATCGGGCGGCAGAAGGTCGTCGCGAAGCAACAAGCCGGCAGCGCTGCTGCCTGGCGCACCAGTGCTCACTGAGGAGCAGCAGGCGCAGGCCGAGCGCGATCGCACGGGAAAGGTGCGACCGGGCTATGTTCGCCGCGACATCCCTCAGCAGGGCGCGTTCTACAGCGGCACGTTCTACGGTGCAGGAGAGAAGCGTGAAATTCCGCAGGGGCTTGCCGACATCCTCGATGCAACGGCGGCTGTCAATCCCGACATTTCGACTGAGGTTGGGCGCGAAGCTGACAATGAAGAGGATGATCACGATGCGCAGACCGAAGCGGGAAAGTCTCTCAGCGAAGGTTCGGTGGAGGCGCGCGTCAAGCATTTCAAGAGCGCGTCATTCGAGGCAACACCGCGTCCGAAGTCGGGCCGCTCGAAGTAGGTCGGGATGCTGAGTCCCGGCGATCTTCGGTCGCCAACGGGTGATCTCGGCGACTCACTCTTCCCGGGTGAGTCGTCGGGTAAGCTCGACGAGCGCCTTCAGGGATACATCGATGAAGGCTACTCGAAAGCATCCGCTGCCGCGCTCGCTGGTGATGACGCCGACGAGGCAGCGAAAGCATGGTCGTACTACCGAGCGTACAACGCGGTGTACGTGCGCATGCTCAACAATCCCTCAACCGTTCAGATGGAGCGGCAGGGGCAGACATCAACGCTGTGGTCGCAGATCGAAGCGATGGGCAAGCTCGCTGACGCAGCGAAGGCAACCTTCCTCGAACTCCTCCCGCCTGAATCGCAGGTCGGGACTCCGACTCTGCCTGAAACCGCGGCGGTGCCAACTCAGTTCACGTACTGAGGCGATCGATGCTGTTCTCGCCTGAGTCGATCGCGCAGATGCAAACTCTGACCGACGACGCGCTGCCTGGCGTCGCAGAGTTTGTCATTCAGCAGGGCGCTCCCACGAATGAATCGGGAGATGTCTACGATCCGATCACCGATACGTGGTCGAGCGGGGTGCCCGCGTCAGGTGTCGACACGATCTCTCACAAGCTCGACGCCGCTCAGGTCAACGGAGATCCCGATCGCTTCGCAGCGGCGGGGCTCACGATGCTGTCGTCGATCGTGCTCAAGGTGCAGCCCGATCCGGAAAGCGACTTCGAGCCGAAGGCCGGCATGAAGTGCATTTGGTCAGAGAAGAATTACGCAGTGAAGTGGGTTGATCCGGTTGCGCCTGATGGCAAGCCGGTGCTGTGGTACGTCTATGCGGCGGGATGATGAGCGACAACTTCGCGAATCAGATTCAGCTTTTCGCCGGTGATCTCGAACCGATGACTCGTCGCGTCATTGGACAGTCGGTCTCGCTTGCCTATCGATCGGTGACGGTCGGGAGCGCGATCACGGGCGCACCCGGTCAGCCAGTCGACACATCAGCGCTCTTGCATTCGTGGGTGATCGAGTGGAAAGGGCCGTGGTACGCGGAGATCACCAGCGATCTCCCATACGCTCACATCATCGAGGCGGGGATCGGTGCTTACGGGCCGCTCATGCTGCGCAGCAAGGTCGGCGGCTGGCATTCTCTCAAGCTCACAGCAGCGGGATGGCCGCGCATCGTCGCGATCGTCATCGCTGAGCAGCGCACGTTCAGGAGAGCCGCGTGATCGAGCACGACGCGATTCAACTCGCTCTGCGCGCGCGCCTGATGACGCTCGCGGTCTCGTCAACCGGGCTGATCTCGCTCGCGTCCTCCGCTACGGGCGGGGAAGATGGGGCGAGCGCGTACATCAGAACGACCGGGAGCTTCCTGACTGACATGCTGCGCGTCGGTCTCGAAGTCGCTACGGTCGGATTTCCTGCGGCTGCGAGCGGCGTCGCAACGATCACGCACCTGACGCCGACGATCGCAACTGTCAATCGTACGCTGCCTGATGTCGTCGCAGCAGGCGGTCGCTCGCTCGCAGTCGGGATGCCCGCGCTTATCGCGTGGGAGAATGTGCCGTTCGATCAGCAGGAGGGGCGACCCTACTTCGAGGAGCAGTATCTACCCGGGGGCGCGCCGAGGCAGCGCACGCTCGGCCCGAACGGAATCCTCGAGGTCGAACCGATCTACATCATCAACATCTTCGTACCGAAGGGCGTCGGGATCAGCGCTGACTCGAAGTATTCAAACGCGATCGCGAAGCTGTTCGCGCCCGGGCAGCGAATCAATCTTGCGAGCCCGAATGATTTACTTTCCGTGAGGCGAGATGTTGCGCCGAACCCGGCGCAGCGGCAGTTTCCTGACCTGATGCCGGGGTTTGTAGCAAAGCAGTTCTCGATTCCGCTTCGACTTCACACGCCAAACTTTATTTAGGAGACGGTCATGCTGAGAACGTTTTTCAATCCAGCGCTCGGCGCACTCGCAGAACTGGCGCGGTCGGTCGGAGCGACGATGGGGTTTCAATCTGATCTCGGCGTCGAGGTCAAGTACAAGGCCGAGACGACCTTCAACGTGCCGGCCGCAGGAGGCGCGGGGGCGAAGCGCTTCAGGCTGAATGGCGGCGGTCTCTCGATGGCGATGGCCGAGATTCGATCGAATGAACGGCGCGCCGACTTCCGATCGAACATGCCGCGCTACGGCTCGAAGAATGTGAGCGGCGGCTACCCGATGGATTTCTCGATCGGGAGCGTCGATGATCTCATTGAGGCGGCGCTGCGAGGCACGACCACCGCTGCGAGCGTCATCACCGCAGCCACCTTTACGACATTGCAGCCCGCAGTGGTGAGCGGT